GACATGAACGCTCTCGTAAAAGCCGCCCAAGGTGGCGCAGTTGCTACTGCCAACGCTGAAAAGTGGGCCGCCATTGCCGGTCAACACGGCAGCGCCGAATTCTCCGGCGCCCAGTTCCTGAAGTTCAACGGGAACGACGGCGTCTACATCTACGGCAAAGACAAAGAAGAATTGCCGCTCGGCACGCAACTCGCCGTGAACATGAACGACTACAGCGTCGGCTACATCTGCTGGAAAGAAGGCGAGATGATCGAGAAGATCATGGTGCCGGTCATCGCTGGCAATCCGCCTCCGGCGTCGGAACTCCCGGACCACGGCCCGTATAAGACGTATGACGACGGCACGAAAGACGGCTGGTCGGCGCAGCGCACGGTGACGATGCGCGACGTGGAAACCGGCGTGACCTACGAATTCCAGGTCAGCAACAAGTCGGGCGAGATCGCGATGGGCAACCTGCTCCGCGACTTCGCGAAGGAAATGGCGCGTCACGACGGCGAAGTGCCGGTCGTCGAACTCGGCAGCAACAGCTTCGTCCTGAAGAATGTTCGCGGCCAGCCGACGAAGTATGCGCCGGTCCTGAAGATCGTGGGCTGGGCCAACGAAGCCGAACTCGGCGCCAAGCTCGACGCGCTCGAAGCTGAAGCCGCTGCGGCGCAAGAAGCCGAAGAAGCGGCCCCGCCGCCGCCTCCGGCGCAGGAAGTGAAGCGCGGCTCGCGTCGCTTCTAATCCTCCACCCAAGTTGAAAGCACTGGCCCGGGGTAACACCCGGGCCACTTCATAGGCACGGTGCCATGCCAACTCTCTCTGATATGCAAGCGGACGCAGTTCGCAAAGTCTCTCGCTGGTTCGGCGACCGCTCGAAGCCCTTCTTCTATCTCGCGGGCTACGCGGGCACCGGCAAGTCCACAATCCTCCCCGACATCATCGACCAATGCGGGCTGACGCCCAGCCAAGTCGCGTTCTGCGCCCCAACGGGCAAGGCCGCGAAGGTCATGATGCAGAAGTTCAAAGCCCAGGGCTGGGATGTCACGGCGACGACAATCCACAAGCTGATTTATCGCAAGCCCGGCGAAGCCGCAGAACGCATCCGCCAAGAGGTTGCGGCCTGCCACGCCGAAGTCGCACAACTCTCCGCCGACCTCATGCGCTTGCGCGCCTGCGACCCTACGCCCGTTGATGAAATCGCAACAAAAGAAGCGCGGCTGAAAGAAGTCGAAGCCGCAGAGACGAAGGCCAGCGCGAAACTCCGCAAGGCCCTCAACGACCGCAAGTCGGGGCTCACCTTCGAATTCAACGAAGAATCTATGGTCCGCAGCAAGCGCCTCGTCGTCGTCGATGAAGCGTCGATGGTGGGCATCGACATCGCCAACGATCTTCTGAGCTTCGGCATCCCCGTGCTCGCCATTGGCGACCCCGGCCAGCTTCCGCCTGTCAGCGAGAAGCCGGGCTTCACCCAACACACGCCCGACTTCTTCCTCACCGAAATCCACCGTCAAGCCGCAGACAATCCCATCATCTGGTTGTCGGCGCAAGTGCGCCAGGGCAACCGGGTGCAGCACGGCGAATACGGTGGGCTCGTGAAGATCATCCCCCGCAAGGCCGACAACGTCACCACGGATTTGACACGGGACCTCCAAGTCATCTGCGGCACACATAAGACGCGCTGGGCCCTGACCGCCAAAATCCGCCGTGCGTTGGGTTACGCGGCGTTCTCGGCGCCGCAGGCCAACGAACCGATCCTGATCACTCGGAACTCCAGGCAGCACCCGGCGCTCGTCAACGGCAGCATCGTGACGTGTATGGAGTCGGTGACGCCACTCGTCGAAGGCGAAGAGTCGTTCCCCATCAAGGTCATCGACGAAGAGGATGTCGAATACGCCCTGACATTGCTCCAAGCCCCCTTCGAAGAGCACGTCTTCCAGCGCCTGAACGCGGCCACGATTGCCGATCACAAGCTCTGGGATGCCCGCAAGAAGTATCAGCACGCAGACTTCGGCTGGGTTCTCACCTGCCACAAGTCCCAGGGCTCGCAATGGGATGAAGTCGTGGTTCACGACGAGTCGCGGAGCTTCCGCGACGACGCCGACCGCTGGCTCTACACCGCCGTGACCCGGGCCGCCGAACGGTTGACCGTCGTTTCTGGTTAACTTTTCGCTTGACATTCCCTTTACCATAAGCTAGGACATTAACCATGTATAAGCTAATCGCTATCGCCGGGCGCAAGGGCCACGGTAAGGATACCGCCGGGGCCGCTCTGGTCGCCAAGGGTTACACCAACGTCAAGTTCGCGGACGCCCTGAAGGGCATGTTCCGCGTCCTCCTGGCCGAGGAAGGGCTGGACAAGGCCACGATTCAGGAAATGGTCGATGGCGGCCAGAAAGAAGAGCCGATCAAGTATCTCGAAGGCCGCTTCCTCGAAAAGCTGGATGTCGAGAAGACGGCGCAGAAGATGGTCGCGTTCCTGATGGAATATCAGGGCGCGAAGTATCCGACGAAGAAGAATCTCGACGAACCGCAGGACACGTTGCAGGGCCGCAGCGCCGCGTATGCAATCGAAGTCCTCGCCGACTTCATCATCAAGTGGCGCGACAACGCCGACGTGACGCCGCGTCTGATCATGCAAGAGCTTGGCACCGAATACGGTCGCGTGAGCCTGGGCGACAAGATTTGGACGACCGCGACTCGCGGGCGCATCAAGTCGATTGCGGGTCCCGTCGTCGTCACCGACATGCGCTTCGTCAACGAACGCGACGAGATGGCGGGCATGGGTGCTCTGCTCCTTCGCGTGAAGCGCCCGATGCTCACCAACGGCCAACGCAGCGATCACCCGTCAGAGACGGCCATCGACGACCTCGTTGTTGATCACGAACTTCTCAACGACGGCGGGATCGAGAAGTTGCAGAACCACACGACACTCGCGGCCAACAACCAGAAGGCCGGGGTCAAGGTCATCAACATCGACAAGAACTCGGCGATCCAGTATCCGCATATCATGGATCACCCGGAGATGCGCTACGCTCAGCGTATCATCTCCAGCAAGCACGACGCTGAAGCCGCTCGTGCGATCTACGAAATCGAATACCTCGCGCCCATCCGCCAATGACGATCACCGCTAAGGTGCTCGCTGATAGCAAACACTATCACACGGGCGACCGCCTCACCACCTTCGAAGTCCGGTATCCTCGCTTCGCTCACGCCGAAGTCATGACGCACCGCGTGTTCTCGCGGAATGCTTCAAGCTCACGCGCGATCCCCGTGAAGAAGATGATCGAGGACATGCGGCGCGATCCCGCGATCCCCCTATCGTGGGGCTCCAACCAGCCGGGGATGCAGGCCGGGGCCGAGATCGAAGAGAGCGTCGAGGTCATTCGCCAAGACATTCATCGCGCCGTGGTCTTCAACAAGCCCGTGAGCGCTTGGTTGAATGCAATGGATCGCGCCATCGAGACCGCAGAAGGGTTCGCGAAGAGCGGCTATCACAAGCAAATCGTCAACCGCTTGCTGGAGCCCTGGGCCCATATCACGGTCGTCATCACGTCGTCAGACTACGAGAACTTCTTCGGGCTCCGCATCCACAAGGACTCGCTGCCGGAGATGCAGGTTCTGGCCGAAGCCATGTATCAGGCGCGGCTCGCGAGTGCCCCGGTGACGTTGAAGCGCGGCCAATGGCACCTGCCCTACGTCCACCCCGCCGAACACGTCCTGCGGCCACACCCCGGCGACCTCCTGAAGAAGAGCGTTGCGCGTTGCGCCCGGACCAGCTATAAGCTGCACGATGGGAAAGACCCAACGCTGGCCGAGGACGCTGCCCTGCACGACAAGCTGATGCAGATGACGCCGCTGCACGCCAGCCCCGCCGAACATCAGGCGATGGCTGACTGGCTCGACATCGAACTCCTGAAGCGCGGCGCCATGCGCTGGAACGCAGGGGTGGGGAAGAACGGAAATTTGGCGGAGGGCTGGGTGCAATACCGGAAGCTCTTCGACAACGAACGCATTACGAAATATGAGAGGACACAACCATGACCAAAGTCGTGATCAGCATCGAAGATGTTTTCGTGACGGAGAAACCCTCCATCGCGTTGAACATCACGCTGGACAAAGAGATCGTAGAGGCCGTAGGCTCCGGTGACGAACCGGCGACCCTTGCCTTGAAATACGCTCTCACCGTCCAACGTCTGATTCATTCGGGCCAGATCGAAGGCGTCGCTCGTCGCCTCTGCCCCGAACTCTTCACGCCTTTGGCTCCGCCAAAGACTGAAAATGACGAAGAAGAAGCTGGCAAAACAGCCGCCAACTAAAGACGAACTTGAGGGCTTCCGTGACCAGGGATGGTCGCGTGAAGAGATCGCCGAACACTACGGCGTTGGGTTGTCCACGGTCAAACGCTGGATCAAGATTCTGGGCGTCGGGCCCCGCAAGGCCCGCATCGTCAAGAAGAACCCCAAGGTCAAGAAAGAGCCGACCTTGGCCGAAGGCTATACGATTATGGACATCGTTGCCTATCGCTTGGGCGACCGTTTGGGGGAAAACAAGAACGGCTATACCCTTGATGGGAAGCCCTGCAACTTGTCCGACCTCATGGAAGCAGCCAAAGTCGAGTATCCGGTAGCCAAAAAATAATTTGGCGCGGTGGGCCCAGTTTAGAACTTGCCCGGGCCCTCGATTTTCGCTTATCCTCCCCCTTCAAAATCAGATCACCGGAGACAACCGTGAAGCTTCGCCCAAACGAAGCACGCCCCAGTGTGCGTGCTCAAATCGTCACCCACCGCACCTATCTCCGGCCTCTCGACGAACAGGGCAAGACCTTCGAGACCCCAGAACAGGCCATCGACCGCGTGATCAAGCATCAGCGGTGGCTCTGGGAGCGTGCTCAGCACAAAACACTTGAACCCGCACAGCAGCAAGAACTTGAAGAGCTACGGACGCTGATGCTGGAGCACAAGGTGACGGTGTCGGGCCGCACACGTTGGCTCGGCGGCACCGAGATCGCCAAGCGCCGCGAATCCTCGCAATTCAACTGCTCTCACGTCGAAGTCGAGACCGTGCATGACATGGTCGATGTGCTATGGCTGCTTCTCCAGGGTTGTGGCGTTGGGTTCACTCCCGTCGTCGGCAGCCTCAATGGGTTCCAGTGCGAAATCCCGGAGTTCATCGTCCAGGGCGAAGCTGGGTATGATCGCACGCTTTGGGAATACGGAGATCGCGGCAGCGAAGACAACGGCGAGCACTACGATCCGACGACGGGGACCTGGATCATCCAAATCGGCGACAGCGCTGAAGCCTGGGCGAAGTCCATCGGGAAGATCATGGCCGGGAAGTATCCGGCGAAGCGCTTCGTTCTCGATACCTCTCAGATTCGCCCAGCGGGCCAGCGCCTGAAGGGCTACGGCTGGATCAGCAGTGGGCCGGGGCCCATCATCGAAGCCTACCGCAACATCTTCGCGATCATGAACCGCCGCGCCGGTCAGTTGCTGACGAAGATCGACATCCTCGACATCGTCAACTGGCTGGGGACCATTCTCAGCACGCGCCGGTCAGCGCAGATCGCGCTCGTCGAATACGGGTCGCCGGAGTGGCGCGAGTTCGCGACGGCGAAGAAAGACTTCTGGGCCACGGGCAACGTCCAGCGTGCCCAGTCGAACAACAGCCTCGTCTTCTACGACAAGCCCACACGCTACAAGCTCCGCAAGGTCTTCGAGATGATGCTCGATGCCGGTGGAAGTGAGCCCGGCTTTGTCAACGGGGCCGCCGCTCGTCGCCGTGCTCCGTGGTATAAGGGCCTGAACCCTTGTGCGGAAATCCTGCTCGGCAACCGCAGCTTCTGCAATCTCGTCGAGACCGTGGTGTTCCGCTTCAACGGCGACGAGAAAGCGCTGCATCGCGCTCACTACCTCGTGGCCCGCGCCAATTATCGCCAGACTTGCGTCAACCTCGACGACGGCGTGCTCCAACGCGGCTGGCACGAACTCAATCAGTTCCTGCGTCTCTGCGGAGTCGGCGTTACCGGCGTCGTCGCGTGGGAGTTGGCCGACGAAGCTGAAGCCTGGGCCGCCCTTCGTGAAGTCGCGGTGCAAGGCGCTCACAGCATGGCCGACGAACTCGGCCTGCCCCGGGCCAAGGCCGTGACGACGATCAAGCCCAGCGGCACGCAATCGAAGGCGCTCAGCATCGAAGGGCTCGAAATCCCTGAAGGCATTCACAAGCCGCTTGGCCGTTTCATCTTCAACAACATCGGGTTTGGAAAGCACGACCCGCTGGTCAAGAAGCTGAAGCGTGCGGGCTATCACGTCTTCGACAATCCATTCGATCCCACGGGCGTCTTGGCTCGCGTTCCCGTCGAATATTCCAACATCAGTTTCGACAAAGCGAAGATGGTGATCAACGGTCGCGAAACCGAAGTCGAAGTGAACCTTGAACCAGCGGTCTCGCAACTTGAGCGTTACAAGCTGACGATGGAGAACTACGTCGATCACAACACGTCGATCACGATCAGCTACGACCCAAGCGAAGTCGAAGACATCGTTTCGTGGTTGCTCGAAAACTGGGACACCTACGTCGGCGTCTCCTTCATCCTCCGCAACGATCCGACGAAGACCGCTCAGGATTTGGGCTACGCCTACCTGCCGCAGGAAGTCGTGGACGAAGAGACGTTCCGCATCTACGCGGCGTATCTCAAGCCCATCGACTTCACGGGGACCGACACCGTCGATGAAATCGAACTCGGCGATCAGTGTGCGACCGGGGCCTGCCCCATTCGCTAACGCTTGACAGCGGCACAGAACCTGCTACTCTGTGCTCATGAGACAAACGCCGGGGTTAAGCGCCCGGTAGGGTGGCTCCTGATCGCTAGAACGTCGCATCCCGCGACTGTTCTCTCGGGAGTAAATGCGGGGCTCCGGCCTCCCCGTCACCTGGAAAAAGGTTGGTGATCCGGTCGCAACATGGGCCTTACCACACCCATGACCGAGTAAAAAGAAAAGGCCCCGGGCTACTCCCCTGGGGCCTTTTTCTTATCCCGCGTTCGGCGGAATTAGGGTTTTGAAGGATAACTAACGCGGAGCGTCGCGGAACTCGATTGGCGGCAAACCAACGGAGACCCGCCAAGCGTTCAAGGCGTTGCCAACGGCGTAGAGATTGCCGAAGCACGATTCCCAGGCGGCGAAAAGCTGGGCCTTGTAGACCTCGGCTTCGGCTTCGCTAGCCCCGGGCCCTGGAGGGACCGGCGCGAACTCGCACGTCAGGATGTTCGGCTCGATGTCGGGAGCCGAAAACTCAACGGGCGGGATAACGGGCTTCGGCGTCCCGGCGCAGGACGCCAAGCCGCTCATGAGTAAGATCGCGGATAGCGCCGTCAGGAAGAGACGGACCCGCCCGATCAATGTCACGGATGAGCGCATTTACGGACCTTTCAAAAGCGACCCGCTCGGCGAGCCGCTGGGAGATTACTTCATTGGCCTCTTGCTGGGCCTCAGAGGCCCGCTGGAGGCCTTCAATTTTCGCGGTGCTCTGCGCCACGGTCTCTTCCAAAGTCGCCACAACGGCGGCCTGGGCTTCGAGCCGGGCCGTTTGTTGGGTATCCCGGACGTAGATCACGCCAAGGAGGCCGACGACGGCCAGAATGACGAGGACGCGGGGGTTGCTGAAGAAGCTCAGCACTGGGGCGAGGAAGGAGAAAGTCATACTTTTTATGTGCCTTGCGCCGGAGGATTCTCAACGTCGCCGCCCCGGGCGGCCTCGACAACCGTGGAGATCGCACGGACGTATTCGGCGCTTGGGGCGATCAGGTAGATCAGTTGGAGGATCGTGGACTGGATGACCAGGGCGATTGCCAGGGTCAGGAGCGCCATCGTGGCCCCGGCGGCGGCCAGGACGTGGGCGATGAAGCCGACCATCAGGCCGACGTAGATGATCACCGCAAACGTGAGAATGCGGCGAAACAGCCAACGGGGCTCGGGGAGGAATCCAGTGGGGACCGGGGCTTGGGCCATCCCCGACCTCTACCACAGATTAACCATGTTGTCAACGGGGTGGCACGTCCAGAAACTTGTGTTCCCGGGCTTCGGCGACTCCGACGAGAAAACCCTCTTGCATGAAGGCCTGGGCATCGTGGAGGCTTTCGAACCCCAAGGCGTCCTGGGCCACGGAAGTCCAGCCGAAGAGCCCAGAGGGGCCCTTGGTGTAGTAGAGGGGGCCAACGCCCGGCGGGCTCGCGGCCTTCAACTCGATCAGGGCCTTGACGATCATACCTTGTTGGCCTGCACGTTCGCGTCCCTGTTGTGCGCCAGGACCGCTTGGTAGTGGTCCGCCCCAGAGGCGTGGTGGGCGTGGAGAGGACACTTTGTCACCGAAGACACGCTGACGATTGGGCTTGCGCCTTCCGAGACATCGACAGAGTCGTCCCAGTGCAAGTCCAATACGCATTTGCAGGTGTCCAGGGTCCAGCGTGTGGTTTTGATCATCGCGTCCTCTCTATCACGGCTCGTTGGACATAACAAGGCCTACTGTGATGTAGTCGTGATTGAAGGTCGTGGCCGGGCGGTCGGAACGAACACACAGACGGGTCCCCGAAGGAATTTCATCCTCGTTCGTGATGTCGGAGAAGGTGCCAACCCCAGTCGCGGTGACGGTGTTAGTCAGGTCTTCGAAGTCCGCGTTCAGATGGAGAACGAAGTCAGACCCGGCTTTCGTCGCCAGCGTCGTGAACAGGCCACGGGCGTAGAACGAGTGCAGGATTGGAATCTGCTCAAGCTCAATGTCTGCCGTCGTCACGTCAGCGAGTTCGCCAATGAAGTTCAGACGACCACCCAATGCGTGATACATTTCGCGACGGGAGTCTGCGTTATCAATCTCGCCTTGGTTGTTGACCTGACTGTGGGCAACAAGCGGCCACTCGTCGTTGTCCATCGCGAGCATGACGCCAAGGTGGTTGAAGTTCAACGTGCCTGCACCTGTTCCCGTGGTCACGATGAAGCCCAGCGTATCTCCAGCCGTGATCGAAGCAGTGTTCGAAGTGTCTTCGAAACTGCCGGTGGTCAAGGCTGGAATCGTGATCGTCACCGCACTGTTCACACTATTGATGCGAACGAAAGCGACGGTGTCTGTCGTCCGTGGGTTCGTGAACACCTGGGCGCGGAGATGGCTGACTTCGCAGTCAACGGGGACAACAACACGCGAATATGCGGTGTCGGTGGCGTCACCGTCGCCAGAGTGCGCGCCGATTGGCGCGTAGTAGTGAGCTTCGCTGGCCCCGGCGTCGTTGAACACCGTGGTTTCGCCACCATACAGGCCCCAGTAGACGTGGGGATTGCCGGTGTCGGACTTACAAAGCGCGAAGATGCCGCGAATAGCAATATCGTTGCTAGGCGCCGTGGTCGTGATGCTCACGCAGAAGCGGTCGCCATCGACAATGCTGTCGGTGTTCGTAACGTCGGAGAAGAAACCCGTAGTCAACGGAGGAACCGTGATCACTTGGTTGCCGTTGCCCGCGTTCTTACGGAAGCGGATCACGACGTTAGTGGTCTTCAGGTTGTTTGTGATATGCGCCGTGAGCTTACTGATCGTGGCGTCGCGGCGGCAGATGATGTCGGTGCCGAGTTCGGCCCCGCCAGACGAAATGTTGCTACCGATGCCGCAGTTGTTGAGGGCGACGAAGAACGTGCCCGTCGAACTCGAAGCCCAGGAGCTACCCCGGGTCATCAGCATCGAATAGCCACCTTCTCCTTGGTTGAACAACTGACCAGCGACATCGGTGTCGGCTTCGGCTACGGCGTCCATGTGGTTGCCGCGTCCGAGAACCAGCGCGAGGTTCTTCGTCGCCGTCGTGTGAACAGCGGTATAGTCGAGATCGAATCCGTCGCTGGTGAACCCATCGAAATCGGCGGCGATGGCGCGTGGGCTGGTGCCCCGGCCAACAATGAAGTCGTCGAGTTGAGCACCGGAATTACAATCCGTGGGGTCGGCGACACGGTTGGAGAAGCCCAATCCAATGCCGTCGTTCGCGGTGAAGGCCGCGACGCCCAAGCCCGACGCTTCGTCGGTGTTGTAGATCACAGTGTTGTAGCTCTGGACGCTAGAGCCCAAGAGCAGCGCAAACTCGGGCTCAAAACCCGCGCCCGTCACGTTCTGGACTCCAGTCGTGGTGCGGCTATCAAATTGCAGCACGCGAGATTCCATGTCTGGAATCCGCACGGCGACAATATAGGACTCGGTGCTGCCAAGGCCGTTCGTGGCGTTGATGGTGAAGCCTGCGTCGTCGATGCTATGGAGGGTCAACAGTGAGTTCACACTCGCGGCGCCGCTGTTGATGCTCGACTCGATGGCAGCGTTGGAGATGTAGTTCGACGGACGACCAGCTTGACTTTGCGCGTCGGTCTGCCCCCAGGCGATGGAGCCTTGGTTGCCGTGACTGTCACAGATGCCAACACCAAAGCCAGCGCTACCGGCGGTGATGGTGCCGGGGCTGGTGGAGTTGGTGATGTTGATCGAGAGTCCAGACCAGACAACGAACGTAGGCTTAAACCCAAAGCCGTCCATGCGGGTGTCCCCGGCATTCCAGTCACTCTTCCGCTGACAAGCAACTTCAACGTCTTCCCCAGCGATCAAGATCGCGAAGGCCTGACGTGCGGTGCCGTCAACGGTCGTGAAGTTCAGACGGATGCCGTCGCTGAGCCAATCAGAGATACTGGCTTCGCCCGCAGGGGTATTGGTCCCCGGCGAACCGTAATGGATGGCACGGTTGTAGATTTGCGAGCGTGCGGTGTCTGACGACGTTTGGTTGTCGTTCATCGTCGCCGACACAGTCTGGGCGCGGCCTGAGCCACGAGAGACCATACCGAAGCCCTGCACGATGCTGGCTGCGTCAGAATCTGCCGGAGCGTAGCCGTAGAAGATCAAAGCAACTTTGGGGATGCGCCCGCCGAGATCGACAGACGTGATGTCCAAAGTGCCTGTGGAAGTCGGGAAAGTGAAGGGAACGACTGCGATGGCGGAATCACCAGGGACATCGAGGTCCGTGGTCCCCGACGCCCAGAAGCCGTAAGCGATGTTGCTCTTGCTGTTCGTCGAGCCCCAGGTGTTCTCGTTGGCGCAGATGCCGCCGAGAGCGGGGTCAACGGTGACGCCCGTGTTAGAGCATGAGTAGTTTGTTGGCAGCAAGTGGTCCGTCGAGTCTTGACGGTTGCTGTAGGTCGCGATGTCGGAGATCGTGCCGATCCACACCGTTTGTCCTTGGCGGACGAACACGGGATCGAGTAGTGGCAAATCATTTTGCCCAGTGGTCACGCCGGTCACAAAGCCAGAGTGAGCGATGCAACTACCAGGGCCGTCAACGAGAGGGGCCACAGAGTGATTGAAGATCACACCGCAGATCGTCGTCGTCGCGGAGTCGGCGTTCGCTACGACGTGGATTTCTTCAATCCACATATCTGCGGGCACGACGAAGCGCTTCCACCGCCACACGTCGGTCGTGTGGTTGGTTGGGGTAGAGACAAACGGGCCGCGATGGAGATCATAGGGTTCTCCGTCAGCGTGGACGAAGATCGAAATCTTTCCGTCGTTCCCATCGGTGCCAACGCCGGTTGGCAGGCGCACGCCGTAAGGGTCCTCAAACCCGTGCGACCAGAAGCCGTCCGTGGTGCTGAAGCCATGCGTCATGGACTCGATGACGTAGCCCTCATTACCCTCACGGGGGATGATGAAGCCAGAACCACCAGAACCAGCGCTGCCGTCGTGCCCACCGGCGCCGCCGAAGTAGCCGCCGCCGCCGCCGGAGCCCGCGCCGTCAGCCGTGGTGATGCTGGTATCCCATCCGTTGCCGCCCTGCGGCCCTACGCCGTCATGGACAGTCAAGTGGTTGGGATTGAAGCCCGGCTCAGTCTGTGTGGCTCCGAAAGTCGGAGAGAAGCCAGAAGAGCCGCCGCCAGATAGTCCGCCGCCGGAGCCGCCGCTGCCGCCGGTTGCCGAAGTGCCGGTTTCGCCTGCACCCCCGCCGACGACGAGAACGAGTTCGTCGTTGATGTAGATATGCGTGGAGCCGCCGCCGCCGCCTGCGGCCAAGCTGCTGCTCAGGCCGCCGTCGCCGCCGTCAGGCCATCCGCCGGGGCCGCCACTAACATCATCGACGCCAGTTTGGCCGCCTTGGCCGATGCTGAAACGAATTTCATCGCCGGGCGTGACACGGAGAACCAGACGCGAGTAGCCGGAACCGCCGGGGAGGCGGAAGCCGCCAGTTGGGTTGCCAGCCTGTGCGCCGCCACCCGCCCATGCGTCGATGGTGATCGCATAGCAATCTGCGGGGACGACGAACCGACGTTCGGCGCCAGTGTAGTAGAAGTCGTTCGAACCCTCCAAGAGCGGAGTCGTGGCGTCTTGGGTGATCAAGCCCGCCATCTCCAAGTCCACGTCCATCGTGGCTTCGAAGTAGCGTTCGATGCTGATGTCGCCCGTGAACGAGAGATCGACATCGAGCGTGCCTTGAAGCTCTTGCTCGGCGTCGTAGTTCAGGAGATCGCCGGTCAGAGCCATCTCCATGTCGAACGCTGCGGACAGCAAGTTCGGCTCGTTGTTCTGCATGTCTGCGGTGACAACGAGATCGACATCGAGGTTGGCTTCGAGTTCGATGGGGCCAATGTTCTGCATGTCGCCGATCAGAGTCAGCGTCATGATCGGCTCTGCGTCCATTTGGATAGGAGGCAGGTTGCGGAGGTTCGCCGTCAGCGACAGTTCGTTGGAGATCAGCGCTGAAATCAGGTATGGGTTGCGGCTGATGTAACGACGGTAGACGGGATACAGGCACGACACGCCGTCCACACGCGAGTAGAGGCGCAGGGTCACGAGGCCCGGCTTGTCGTCGGTCAGGTCGCCAGACGTGCCGGTGCCCAGATCATACTCTGGGCCTTCTTCCGGTTGATTCTGGCGCGACACCGTCGCGTAGTATTCAGTGGTCTCGTGCGGAGCTTCGTCGGCGGCGTCGGGGCGCGTAATCGAAGTGGCGTTCCGATTGCGGCGATGCCACGTCAAGTCCAGCGTCGCGCCTTCCGCGAGTTCGTCGAGGAAGGGCACGCCTTCGAGTTCGACTTGATCCGGCGGATACGGACGTTCGCTGCGGTTCTGGAGATCGACCGTGAACGGGCCTTCGGGGATGCTGGTGCGGAACCCGTTGCGATTGTAGAGTTGGGCCGACAGGTCTTCGTCGCCTTCGAAGAAGTTTTCCCCGAAGTTGCCGAGTTCGTCGGTGAAGAACCACACGCGCTCGCCTGCGTCGTGATCGCGGGGGCTGGTGTCCAGCACGCCGCGCCAGATGGTGTTCAAGCGATAGACGCCAGCACCAAGGTGTGTGGCGCTGCGATAGGCGAAGATTTCGTCGCCGATGATGAAGATGTTGGCGCCGGTCTCGACTTCGGCTTCGGTGACGGTGACGAGTTGGCCGGGCTCTTGGACGTTCGTGATTTGAATCCCGTCCGTCGTGTCGTATTCGTCGAGGCCTTCGATGGTGATGGCGTTGACGAGGGTGGCCGTGTTGTTGAAGGTGCCGGTGACGACATCCGTGCCGTATTCGGCATTGCCCGTGACCGTGACTTCGGCGGTGAAGAACGCCGAAGAGTCGCTCGGTTGCTGGACGAAGTAGCCGAGGAAGCTGGAGTCGTCATCGCCGCCCAGCGTGGTTTCGCTCTCGACGATCTTGCTGACGAGGAAGCGCGGCAGTTCGATGATGCGCGAGTTCTCAATCGGCGGTGCGTCCGTAGGCGGACGTTCCCACAGAGTCGGCGGCGGCGGGCTGAAGATGGTGTTGGAGATCGCGAAGCGATCCTGCACGAGGTCGATGGCGACGCGGTTGTTGTCGAGTTCGCCGTAGTCGAACTGTTGCACGCGGCAAACGAGTTGACTGATGCCGTATTCCGGCCACGAGAACTTCACGACATCGCCGGGGCGCAGTTGCGCACCGCGACGGTCCACGACGATGCGGACCTTCGTGATCGGGATCGAGAGGTAGTTGAGTTCGCGGCTGGCAAGGAATTGGGCCAGCGCGGCGTTGCTGACACCCGCGAAAGTCACTTCAGACGAGCGGACGCGAGACTGCATCGAGACGTTCGACAAATCCTGTGCGAACGCCGTCTTCTCTTCGTAGTCAGACGCGCGGTCGGGGAAGACCACGCGGACTTGGTTGTAGGTGTCTTCCCATTGCGAAGACGCAAACTCCGTGACTTCAAGCACGTTCGTTTGGTCGAACTCGACCAGGGCGTTCACGTCGTAGTCGTTACGGATCAGCTTGATCACGAGCTTGCGCGTCGTCGGCTCTTCGTAGATCATGCCGTCGATTTGCTTCAGCACGTCTTCGATCACGTCGCGGGCGTCTTGGCTCGACCGGACCATGTAGGCGATGCCGTGCTCTTCATCCTCAAGCGTTTGCGCCGCAGCCGTGAAGCTAGCGAGATCGACCGTAGACGTGGCGAGGGCCATGCGGCCCCAGTCGCTGGTGATGATGTCGTAGATCATCTCCATCGGGTTGCAGTCGCCGTTGGGGCCAACGGTATTGAAGCCCAGCAGGTTTGGAACCTGCTCGATTTCGACACTCAGGGGATCGAGATTAGGGCGCTCGCCAATCTGGAAGGCCTTGGGGATCACGGCCTTGCCGAAAGCGTCCACCGTTTGCTCGATGGTGTTGCCCCGGAAGACCAAGTTAATCAAGCCGCGATAGCCCGGGACATCCCCGGCCCCGAGGTTGCGCTCTTGCTCCAGATACGGCGAAGGGTTCTGTGAGAACGTGCCGGGGTTGAAGTCAATCGTGCCGATAAGGCCGCCACCTTCCTTGTGGCCGCCCATGAAGTTCGGATCATTGATGGCGATGGTGCCGCCCGTGGACGTGCCCGTCCACATTTCCTTGTCACCCCACCACAGGCGGCGCAGCGTCGGCCCGGCCCCGGTGAAGAGACCAAGCGCCATTTGGATGCCAAGGTGATAGCGGTAGCCAACCGTGATCTTCTTCGAAGAGAACATCCCGGTCTTGACTTTTTCCTTGATGGGTTCGGCGAAGAAGTCGCCATACCACAGGACGTTCGGAGCCTTGATCCTGACCCGGCCCCAGAACAAAAACACGGGCGTCCCCTCGTCCGTCATCGGGAACGAGAAGTCGGAAAGGCTCGCGGCCTTCGCGTTTTCGAGCTTGGGCTTCGGCGCCAGCAACAGGCTGGCGATGAAGAGCACGGCTACGAAGAGAAGCATCCACATGGGGTTAGCTCAGTTTCGTCTTGAAGGGGTTGATCGTGGGGATGTAAGGATGCCCGCCGAAGTTCACGACGTTATCGAACTTCGCCTTGCAGGTGTCAATCGTATGATCGCATCCGGCGTAAATTTCGACGGCGTCCCCGGGGTTCATCTCGCGGAACGGGTAGTTGAGGGACAGGCTGACCCCCTGTTGGCTGGTGATCAGGCGGCGCTCGCCATCGGCGACCCGCACGATTTCACCGGCATTGAAGTGGCCGTCAGCCTCTCCGCCGACGCTGCCAACGGCGATGAAGGCCCCGCCGGAGTAGGAGACAGCCGTGGTCTCGACGACGAATTCCGAACGGAGAACGCCGCAGCGTGTCCCGTAGAGGGGGTGGTTGCACTGCGACTGATAGTAGATGTTCGGGATCGACTGCGACATCCGCGAGGCGAACGTGCTGGGGACCCGGAGCTTGGCCGTCCGGTTCTTTGCCGACACCGAGGCCACATGGCCGGTCCAATAGACAACGGTCTCACCGGCTTCGCCGTGGCGGCGGAAGATCGTGAGGTCGAGGCTACGCGGTGCGATTTGGAATGCGTGATCCTGCACGACCTCTTTGTTCACCGGCATTTCGATGTCGAGGTTCGGCGGGTCCTGGGTTGAACCCCCGGTGAAGCTCGACCGCTTCAGCGGGATTGCCTCGTAGACATCCCCGTTGTATTCGATGGTGCGGTGGTAAGACGTATAGCAGTAGCTGCGGATGGGGTTCACGAACTTGTAGAGTTCGATTGGCCGCCCGTCGTGGACTGATGTCTCGTCGTCTACATAGCTCATTGTTCGGTCGTCGTGATGCTGAGTGTGATTTCGGAATCGAGGTTGAAGTCTTTGACCCCGACGTTGTCGCTGGCGAGACGTGAAAGACGCATGATCGAGATTTGCGAAATCTGATCTTGCTCGCCTTCGAAGTCTTCTTCGAGTTCCAGACGAACGGTGTCGGCATTGATCTGGCTGACGGCGATCACCGTCGCGTAATAGATTTGCGTCGGCGTCTTGATGCGGAGAGCGCGGAAGCCCACGGCGTCGAAATACGTCGTGAGGTAGTTGTCGCCGACCATCGTCCCCGACTGCACGTCGATGAAGCGTTCGTTGCCGGTGTCCCCAGCGGGGATCAAGTCGTCGCGAAACGTCGGCGCGAAGAAGGGATTACGCATCCCCGCGACGGCGTCGAGGAACACCTTCATGTCCTGGCGCTCTTGACGGGTCTCGATCCAGAACGTGCGGTTGCCGCTGACGCGACTCACGAGTTGCGCCGAGTAGACTTCGATCTGGCCGCCGTAGTCGAAGGTCTCCAGCTTGCGTTGGAAGTCTTCTTCGACCTGATCGTTGTTGAGCGGAATTTGCTCCAGGACCGGCGTGCCCTTGTAAGTCGTGAGAACACCGCCAGCGCCGCCCAACAGGCGCGTCTCCATAGAGATGCCAGTGATGTTCGCCGTGCCCGCGTTGACCGGATACGACGAGATGCCCGCGCCTTCTTGAACCTGCACGCGGATCATTGGGAACACCGCAGAGCCTGCCGGGATTTCAGCACCGACGACGGTGTCCACTGTGACTTCGTTGCCGTCGATTTCGGCGACGCGGAAGAGATACTGTTCGCCGACTGGGGTCTCGACGAGAATGAATTCGTCCTCGTAGAGGTCGGCCAGCGAGAGATCGACATCGAGTTCGGTGGCCCCGGGCAGCGCAGCCGTTGCGAGGTTCGTGGCGTCACCCCACAGAGGCATCGCATATTCAGAACCGAGGCCGCGAAACAGGAGTTCGCGGAAGCGGCGGATGTCTGGTTCCGTGGGCAGGAAGTAGGTGTAGTTCAGCGTCAGACGCGGTTCATCGCGGACGCTGATACGCTGCTCCGTGCCATCCCACGCCTGCAACACGTCAGTGAAGTAGGATAGTTGCCGACGCGCTGGCATCTCCGGCCTGTCGGCAAAGACGCCGATACGCAGGGCGATGACATTGAAGATGGCTTCGCCGAGTGTGAACTCGTAGTCGTATTCGGCATCGACGGTGAGCGGCGCGTCTTCAGTGAACGTGATCGTAAATTCACGGAGTTCAAGCCGCTTGAAGGTCTCGCCGACATCGGCGGAGTTGATGATGCCGGTGTCGCCGGTCTCAGCGCGTGCCGTGATTTCGTTGGGGTCGAAGAAGGCGTTCCAGATGAAGTAGGGAATCGGAACGTCCGTCGTCGGGTTACGAACGGTGAGCGTGAAACTCGGAATGAAGTAGACGCGGTAGTAGTAGTCGCCCAGCATCCCCTCGTGGAGAACGCCAATGCCTTTGGCTTCGCCGAGGCTGATGTCTTGTTCGTTGACATCGTTGGAGACAAGCGGGTCCTCCGCCCGGAACTCGTCGCCCCAGGCCGCAGCGCCCACATGCGTGGCCGTCCAAGAAGGCGGCGCGGCATCGGCTACGGGGAAGACGACCCCGATAGCCATTAGGGCACGTTCTTCTTGATCGCGAACCCGTAACGGGCGCTCGTGTTGTCAATCGCCGGAGAAGTCGGCATCGTGATCAGGCCCGTTGGTTGGCTGCGGCGCATGGGGAAGAGAACCCAGGTGTCGCCGCCGAAAGTGATTTCTTCGCCGTGGGTGCGTCCCTTCATCGAGCACACGCGAAGGTCTTTGGCATGGCCCAACACCGAGTAGATCGTGCCATCGGAGAGACGCCCGACGATGATGGGAATGGGGAACAGCGGGGTCACGCCGTTGGTTGGGTGAGCACCGGCAACGAAGCAGGCTTGGAGGATGCCGCCGCTCGTGCTGTCTTCCCACGGGTCTTCTTCGCCGACAAGGCGTTGGAAGAGCGGGAGCACACGCTGGCGAACGATGAACGTCGAGTCCATCGCACCGTCGCAGCGCACATGCACTTGGTTGTCGGAAGCCGACAAGTCCATCGCGAACATCATGTGATGCGTGCCGATGTTGCCGGTCTCGCTCCAGTCGTTGATCCCGGGACCGCCGATGTCTGCGGCATACCATTGATAGAACGTCGCACCGGCCCAGGCGAAGCCCGGCGTGTAGGTCATGCCATTGCGATCATACTCGCCGAAGTAGACGTGCGAGTAGAAGCCGTCGCCTGCGGTCTTCGCGTTCTCGACTACCATGTAGATGTAGTGCGGGCCCGCGTCGTCGTTGCAGAACAGGTGGACGGTTTCGAACGGCCCAGTCAGGTCATTCGTCCGCAGCAAGTCGCTGTCGTCCGTTGCCGTCACAAGGGAGTTGGGTTGGCCGGTGAAACGCAGCGTCGCCGTTGGTTGCGCGCCGTCGTAGCCCGTGGACAGGTGATAGACCATGCGGTCATCCTGCCGGTTGATTCCATTGGCGTCGTCGTCGTTGAAGGTCTCGCGGCGGAAGTGGATGTAGCAACAGCCTTTGTGGAGGCTCATGTTGTTCGGCCACGAGTCGTCGTCTAGCGTCCAGCCGTTGGCAACAGCGAACGTCTTCAGACGGCCAGCGAGGTCGTTGATGTCAGTGACATCGCCATGTGAAGTGTAAGCCATTACTCTTCTTTCATCCAGAAGAAGTTGTTGAGCCCAGCGCGGTTGATCGACTGGTAGATGCGGAATTCATCGGCGCCGACATCGACCGTGTCTTCGGTGTTCAGCACCGAGTTCCAGCCATAGTAGACGCCGTCGAGAACGCCGAGGACGCCGAGGTTGGCCGCAGCGCCGTGAATGTGGACGGGCCAGAAGGCGTGTGCGTCGGTCTCGCCTTGCGGCGGACGGAGATCGAGGTTGTAGGAGACCGTCGCCTGCGAAGAAGCTTGGCCGGTGTAGAGCGGCCACAGGCTGTAGCCGTTCTCGTCATGCGGCGTGTCGAAGCTGGCGTTGTCGTTGTAGTTCCAGACCGGAAGCCACTGGCCGCCAGACGAACGAACGTGAGCACAGTTCTGTCCTGGGCCCGCGAGTCCGCGATCTTGATTGATGACGTTGGTGTAGCGCTTGATGCTGGGGTTGCTGCCGAAGACGTAGAGCGGATACGGATATTCCGTGGGGTCGGCGAAGGGGAGGAAGAAGCCCGCGTAGCACGACATGACGAACGTCGAGATGCGAGCGACGACGACGATGCGGCCATCGTTGATGTAGAAGCGATAGTTGATCGTCGCGTCGTCGAGGTTCATGTAGGTCGCGGGGCTGACGCCCGGCTGGTTCTCGAAGTCGAGGCCCGGCGAGAACGCGATGGCCGTGCGGATTTCCCAGCCGTAGTAGAGTTCGTCAACGTCGGCGTGCGTGCGGATTTGGACGTAGACCTTCTCGTCCATCGTGATCCCCGGACCTTCGAGGTAGAGGACATCCGGCTCTTCGTCGGTGCCGCCCGTGGAGTAGTCGAGTTCGGTCCAGCCGTTCGCGACCGCAGAAGTGCGGAGATCGGCCAGAAGGTCTTTCCAGTCGTTCGAAGTGCCCGTGATTACAGCCATCGTCGTCTCTTAACCTAGATCGTGGTTAGTGTCAATGATTAACGCGACAGGAGATTGCGAATCTTGTCGGAGTTGTTGCCCAGCACCGTCATGATGACCCGCTCGCCTTCGACGCTCGACATCGCACCCATGACCGCCGCAGGATCATAGATGGCGTTAACCGTCACCGGAGCCTCTTGGACCGTCACGTCGCCGCCACGGCCCATGCCGCCGCCCGCGACCGCGCCGTTGTTGATGGCTTGGAGGGTGCCCATGTTGGCCGCCGCCGCCTGGGCGTTAACCACGAACTCGCCGTTGCTGAGCATCCGGGGGACAGAGTCAGACGTGCCGGTGCCCGGCCCGATGACTTCACCGCCGTCTTTCATGCCCAGGCCGCCCGCCATAGACAGGGCTTGGGTCATGGCATAGGTGGCTCCGATGCCCATCATGGCCGGAGCCGCGTTGCTGCCGAAGCTCGCCAGCGAGACCGCCGCCGCCGCCGGGGCCCACGCGCCCGCGACCGTGCCGCCCGCCGTGGTCGCGGCGGTCGTGGCCGCAGTCTGTGCGGCTTGGCCGATCATCTGGTTGATGATCATCTGGATACCCATTTGGATCAGGCCAGAGATCAACTGCGACAGCGCTTGGTTCACGACATCATACAGAGCCGTTTGGAGGTCTTCAGCGTAGACGATGGCGCGAGCCAGCGAGTCGCCGATCCCTTGCGTGATCGAGGTCGCGGCCTGAGTCATCAGGTCGCCCATCGTCGCCTGCATGTTGCGGGCGCCTTCGGTCATGCGAGTCAGGCCCGCCAGGAACTGATCGACGTAGGTGCCTTCGCCCATCGCGACTTGGAATTCCAGCGTGTTGGCGGTCATCTCCGCCATAGCCATGTTGTATTGCTGGGCGGTGATCGAGCCTTCTTCGCGAAGCTGTTGAAGCTGCGTGATCCGTTGCTGGAAGTCCGTGCCGCTATCGCCAACGATGGAGCCCATCGCAGACGTGCCCGCACGGCGCGACGCACTGTTGGCGTCGCCTTCCGACAGGCCTTGGCCGCGAGCCGCAGCGATTGCGTTCAAGGCATCCGCGTAGTCCCACATTGCAGTGGTGGACTCACTTACCGCGCCGGTTTCGCGGAGATAGCCTTGGATCGCACGCTCGCGAACGGCTTCCATGTCGATGCCCTGCGCCAGCAGAGTATCTTGGATTTCGTTCAGGTCTTGGAGGCGCATCTCCAAGTTCCGCACCGCTTGCTCATGCGGAGCGAACAGGCCCATTTGAATTTGAGCTTGCACCAAGCCGCGCTGCGCCAGTTGATTCGCGCGCTCTTGCGTGATCAGGCCAGCGTCAACGGCCATGTCGTAGCGCTCTTGTTGGAGCGTGAGATCGCGCAGAGCTTTCTCGACATCCGACATCAGGCCGAATTGTTCACGCAGAGCATCGGTGGCGCGAGTGCGTGCTTCGGCTTCGGACATCCCCGCCGCCGCGAGTTGCGACGTGGACTGTGCGAGCAGCCGTTGAATTTCATTCAGTTCGTGGCCGAGTTCGATGGCCGGGCTCAGCGAACGAACCCAGTCTTCGCTCTCTTCGCGGAGACGGCGGGCTTCGCGCGAACCGTCGTCGCCACCAGAATCCGGTGCGCCGTTGACCCAAGGGTTCACGGCGTTCAAGTCGATGGGGTCGGTCTCGAAGCCCGTATCTTCTTGGTCCGTTCCACGGAGTTCGGCATTCATGCGGTCGCGGGCGCGACGTTGGGCGCGAGCAAACGCGCCGCGCTGGAAGTCCATGAAGCCCGAACCTTCGGCCCCGGCCATCAGCCAGTCGCCAGCGAGTTCGCCGAGTTGTTCGAAGCGGTCACGCGACATCGTCCGACCAATGCGGTCGGCGATGCGGTCGCCAAATTCCATTCCTTCTTCGGCGCTGGTCGTGAAGGCGTCGGCAGCCAGCGAGCCCGCCAGTGCCCAGTCGCCACGCATGGCTGCGCCCGCGCTACCCGCAAGATCGGTCAGCATCCCGCCGACGCTGCGAGCGACTTGCGAGAACGATTCGATGATGATGTCGCCTGCGGCGACGAAGAGGTTGATCAGGCCGTTGGCGACCCACTTCGCGGCGTCAAAGATAGCCTTGAACGCACCGCTGACCATCTCCCAGATTTCGCCAGCCTTCTCGCCAATCCAGCCCGCGACGCTGGCGAAGTTCGCGCCAATCTCTTCGAGCACGCCGCCGATGATGTCGCCGGTCGTCAGGCTATCGTCAGCCCACATATCGAAGATGCCGCTGGTCTCGACGGCGGCCATACCGATGCCAACGATGCTGGCGATCAGTGCGGTCCCGGGGAACGCCCGAGCACCAGCAACCAACATCGGCAGTGCCCGCGAAGCGAGTTGCATGATGCCGGGACCCGCTGCGGCAATCGCAGGGCCAATGCGCCCGAAAGCGCCAGCGATTGCCGTGCCCGCCCCAGTGGCGGCAGTCCCCAGGCCACGCATCGTCGTGACCGGACGCGAGATCGCGCCCGCAGCCGCAGTAGCGCCGGAGATCAAAGTGTTGTTGAGACCCGTGAACGCACGGCCAGCGATCCCCGCCATGCGGCCAATGCCGCTCAGGCTGATGTTGAACAGGTTCTGTGCCACGGTCGCGACGTTAGTCGCAGTCGCGAACTGGTGCATCCTGATCGTCATGTCCATCAGCGACTGAGCAACGCTCAGGGCGAGGAAGATTTTCAGGATGTCAACGAGAAGATCAATGTTCTCGACGGCCCAGATAATACCATCGGCGAACATGCGAGCAGCGTTGCCCATCGACTGGCCGAGGCGTTGAGCGAACTGCTCAAACTCAGGACTGTCCATCGCGTTGCCGATGCGTTGGAAGGCGTCGGCAAGGCCTTGGTCGAGACCCGATTGGCCGACCAGCAGAGCGAATTCAGTGAAGCGGTTGCGGAGGCGAGCCATCTGCGCCGATGCGGTTTGCATCGCGGGGCCGACTTGCGAGCCGTAGGTTTCAGCCAGACGTTCCGTCAGCAGCAGCATGGCTTCGCTGGAGACGTTACCCCGACGCATTTCGTCGAAGAGGTTGACTTCGGCGCCGGTGACGCGCTCCAATTCCTGTTCAAGCAGGTTGAACACGGCGGGCAGTTGGTCGCCCAACTGTTGACGAAGTTCTTCGGCGCTGACCGTGCCCTTCGAGAACACCTGCGTCAGGGCTTTCCACACAAGCTCTTGGTTCTGGGCTTCGAGGCCCAGCACGCGCATCGAGCTACCCCACACTTCGTAGATGCGCCGAACGGTGTCAGCCGATTGGCCCGACTCCATCATCGAGATCGCGAGGCGAGGGAACGTGCGCTGCACGCTGAGAATGTCGAGGCCGAGGCGGTCGGCTTGGCGCTGGAGGAAGCCCAGCATGTCATCGACTTCTTCGCCGGTCTCCAAGACCGTAGCCATCGACGCACGGAAGCTGATGTTGGCGCGGCTGGCTTCCATGACGCCGCGAGTGAAGCCGCCGAGCGTCAGGCTCATGAGCAGGCCACGGAACAGCGTCCCGGCTTGATAGCTCAGGCTGAATTGATTCTCAAGGCCACGCATGGCCCCGGTGGCGCGGATCGCGCCAGCCGACAGTTGATTGAACGGGCCAGTGAAGTTGGGGAAGCGCACGTTCCGCATGTTCGCCGCCGCGCGGGACAGCGAGTTGAGAACGTCGATCAGACGCTGTGCGTTGGGTGGCGGCTGGAGCTTCATCAACTCCGAAGCGAAGCCCGCGAGGTTGCGGACGCTGGACACGCTTGGGCCACGCAGGCCATTGAGCATCGCGCTCATCCCCGCGATGCCTTGTTGCACGCCGCTCATGCGGGTGAAGCCGTTGAGCATCATGAAGAGATCGGCGATGCGCCGAGCGGCCTGCGGGTCAGGGCCCTTCATGGTGTTGATGGCGGCGCTCAGTGCGCCGATGTTCTTCGCTTGGGCCGCGCTGGGTCCGCGAAACTGATTGATCAGGCCGAGCGATTGCTGGAGCCCGGCAAGGTTGCCGCGCCCGAAGCTGGAGAGGATCAGAGAGAGTTCGGCGGTGCGGCGAACAGCGTCGGCCTTCGGGCCGTTGAAGCCGTTGAGCGCACGGCTCATGGCTTCGAGGTTCTTGACATTCGCGGTCTTGAAGTTGACGTTCGCCATCGCCGCCATGTCGCGGGCGATGCGAGCAAAGCCGCCGCGACCGGCGACGGCTTGCATACGAGCGAGGGACGCGGCGCTCTTGTTGTCCAGGCGATCAAGAGCACGTTCGATGCGCCGAATGGCGCCTTCGAACTCGGACGCACCAGCGCGTGCGCCCGAACTGTCAATGCCTAGTTTAAGATTGTCGTCCATTGCCTCGCCTTGTTACCGGCGGCCCCTTTTTTGTGAGGCTTTTGCTTTGGCAGCGGCTTCGCGCTTCTTGCGTTCGGCCTCTTGCTTCTTGTAGAAGTCCTCCAGCCACCAGTTGTCCATCTTGGGGATGATGGCGAGCAGGAAGTCCAAATCTTCTTCGTCGAAGATGCCCCGCATACAGCAATACGCCCACATTTCAGTTGGCGTAATCGGCAGTGGGCCACCTTGTCCGCTATGACGCGAGCGGTGGACGAACTCGTAGAACTTCCAAACCCAAACGACATCCGGGTAGAGTGTCGGCTGATCGTCGAGTGTCTTGGACTTGAATTCTTTTCCCTCTTCCTGAAGCTTCTTGAGCCACTCGCTATGCTTCGCGCCAGCTTGCAGCGTCCACTTCAGGAAGTCGATTAGTTTTTTTCCGCGTCCTCGTCGAGGGCTTGCTTGAAGCCGTCGCGCTCGAAGGAGACGCCGAGAATTTCGTCGCGGAACTCCGGGAGTTCTTTGATGATCGCGAGCTTGTTCTCGTCGGTCGGCGGGAGTTCGGTGCCGTCTTCGTTAGTGACGCCGCGCCAGTCGGAAATGACCGCGTGTGCGATCAGCTTTTCCATCAGGTCTTCGGCGATGTGCGCCGGGAGCGGGCCGCGCCGAACCATGTCGGCGTAGGGGCGATTGAGCTTCTTCTGATAGTCCTGCACGGCGCGGGACTTGAAGCGACGAATCTTGACTTCGATACCGTCGCCGAATTGAGTCCAGACGCCTTCTTCTTCCTTCGTTTCGACGGTCTTGAAGCGGGCGTGGAGTTTTGACTTTGACATTCGGGAATCCGTAGGGGATCAGGCGGCGCTACCCCGATAGCGCCGCCCATACTGGTTGATGCGGAGAGAAGACAGGAGCCGCATCCGGGGACAGAGTGTTAGGGTTAACACGCCCCAGGACCGAAGTCAAGCGGAAAGTTGCGGGTCGATTAGACCGGCACGACCGACGAGAAGCGGTCAACCTGGAGCATACAGGCCGTTGCGGCGTCACGGAACGCCGTGAATTCCAGTTGCTCCATCACGTCTTGGTCGATGCCGCCGGGGGCGACAGGGTCCGACGTGATCTTGATCGCGGGGAGCGTCCAGAAATAGGTGTTCGTGTCGATGTCCGTGAACGAGAAGCCCAGCGACACAGTCTCATGTGCGATGAACTGGTCGTAGAGATCGAAGTTCTCGAAGTAGGCTTGGATCGTGCCCGTCAGGCCGAAGCGGCCCGTGCCGATGCCACGCGGGAACTTCGAGCCCACGGCCATCTGGTTGCGGAGGCTCGCGTCGCCTTCCAGCGAAACCGACTGGAGTGCAGTCGCCAGCGCTTGGCCGTCCTTCGTCAGGTTGCCGACGTTGGTCGTGGCGTTCATGACTTCCGTGGCCGGAGCCTGGAGGTTCGTGTAGCTGCCGCCTTCGAGGAACGGAGTGCTCGCGTGCGAAGACGTGGCGCGGCCCATCATCGAGATCGTGCCCGTGACGATGGAGCCCGAAGCGACTTCGAGCGAGAACGAGCCGTTGCGCAGGCCGTCTTGCAGAAGGTGCTTGTCCACGTCGTTGAAGGACGTGGCGACCGACATCGACTGAGCGGTGATCGCCGCGACGTTGCCGGGGTTGCGGAGCATCGAGCCCTTCACCGTGACGGGTTGACCCGCAGCGGCGTTGACCGTGATGTCTTCCTTCACAACGATGGCGTCGTCGGAGACCGAGAGGATCGTGAAGAAGCCGCGAGCGGTCGGAGACGCGCCCGTGAAGTCCGTGACCGTGGTGTTGCCATCGGTATCGGCCACTTCCGTGATCGAGCCGTTGACGTTGTTCATGTTGACCAGCGTGACCGTCGCCGAGTTGACCGTGACCTTTAGGTTCAGAAGGTCCGCAGCAACGCTAGCGCGGATCGCAGCGGCCAGGGCCGTAGCAGAGTCAGCCGCAGAGGCGCCGACAACGTAGTCCACGCCCGCCGTGTAGCTGATCGGTGCGTTGACGCCGTCGTCGATTTCGATTTCGACATCAGTCGCAACTTCATCGAAGAGGATCGAGCCCACGGCATAGCCGAGGCCGCCCACGAAAATCTTCTGGCCGGAGTTCAGTTGACCGGCGGCGCGAGCCGCAGCGAAGATGCCCGTGCCCGCGATGGTGTTCGTCGCAGCGACGGCGCTGATGCCCGTGCTGTTGAGGACGATAACGTCGTTGGCGTCGAACAGACGCGCATCGGCAGAACCGGCTTCGGCCACAGGGGCCGGGGTCGCCGCGTCGATGGTGATGTTGGTGTTGCCGCCAGAGAACGCAACGCTCGCGATTTCGAAGTAGCCGTTGTTACGGCTGTCGCCGAAACCTTCGGTCTTGATGCGGCGGTCGGCGGTGAAATACGCCGAAGCGTCCACGCCGGAGATGCGGAAGGTCGTGCCGTCAACCCACGACAGGGTTTCACCGCGCCATTGGTCGAAGCCCATCGGGCGCGTCCACGCGCCGAGCACGAATTGTTGCAGGAAGTCGTCTTGGCTGCCCGCGCTGTATTCGAAGTTGATGTCGCCGCCGCTCATGGCCGCGACTTCGACCACGCTCGACACCATGCGGTCGGCGCGGAGTTCGTCGGACGTGACGGTTTCCTTCGAAGCCGCGAGGCTCGAAGAGGTCAGGCGGATTTCGCGGACCACGCCCGAAGCCGGGGTCACACCCCAGGCGGCGGGGTTCTCGATGATGTAGCGAAGCGAGACGCGGTTGCTGTCGGCGAAAGCCATGTGGTGTCTCCCAATAGGACGGACCTCGGGCCCAGCCCGACAATAGGATCAGAGTGCCCAATTAACCATATTTTGGTTAACTGTCAAGCCCGGGAGCGGCCCAAAGGGAAGGGCTTAGGCTTCCCGTTCATCCCTGAAATAGGGAATCACGACCCTGACGCTGGCGAAACCCTTACGCTTGGCCCCTTGGGGCCGGGGACTAGCGGCGCGGAAGGTGAGGCGGGCCCCGTCTTCGAGCGTGAAATCACGCTCCTGGAAGTGCTTCCCCAGGGCTTCGGCCAGGGTGTTGGCCGCCGACATGCCGGTGTTGACCGGGACATAGACTTCGAGGCTGAAGACCCCCAGGTGGCGCACCGTGTAGTTGGCTCCGAGGTTGGCCCGGAAGCTCTGCGTCTCTTCGTCTTCGAGACTGACGAACCGGCCCTGCGGCTGGTTGAACGGGACGTTGGGATACTCGACGGGGACCCCTGGATAGTTGGCGGCCATGAAGGCCGCCGTCCGGGTCTGCACGAGTTTGCGTTGGGTTTCGAGGGACATTAGCTCACCGTCATTTCGTCGCGGTAGTAGCCTACGCGGCACATGACGCGGAAGAAGCCTTTGGCTTTCGGCCCGCGTGGGTAGGAGGGGACGCGGAAGACGAGGACGGCGCCGTCATCAAGCCGCACGGAGTGTTCTTTGAAGTGCTCGCCAATGGCCTCCGCGATGTCGCTGGCTTCTTTGGTGCCGGTGTTGACCGGCTGGTAGACATCAATCTGGATCAATCCCGGGTGCCGGGTGACGTAGGTCTTGCCGAGGTTCGCACGGAAGCTTTCGCCCTCCATGATGTTGAGGGCGGCGAACGTAGAATCAGGCTGCGTGAACGGCACGTTCTCGAAGGCGCACGGCACGGCCACGAAGTTGGCGGCCAGAAAGTCAGCGATGCGTTTTTCGACGTAGGCGCGCTGGAGGTCGAGAGACATTAGAGGACTCCCGCATCAAGCCGCGACTTCACTTCCTGAAGCGTGACGCCCATCATCCCCAACGGAGAACGCGATTGCAGCGGAGCAACCGGGAGGTCGCCTGCTTCCAGCCCGCCCCATTGATCGGCGTTGTTCGTCACATAGATGACGCGGCCAAAGCTGCCGCGAAACTGTAGAGCCGCGAAGCTCCCGTTCGCGATGGCTTCGTTGCTTGCCCGGCGCGGTTCGACCCCGAGCGGCATCATGTTGGTCTCGCCGGTTTCGGCGGGGCTCGTCGAATACGCAACCGTTCCCAGTTTGGGAACGTCGATGCTCCATTGATAGTTGGCGATGGTTTCGCCTTGCCAGACTGGCGTTTTCGCAAGCAGCGATTTGTGGATGAAACCCGCGATGCGTTCCACGCGCTTTTCAAAGTCGCGCTTCTTCTCCGGCAGGTAGCCGTTGAGATGTGCCGAGAAGGCCGCACGGTTTTTGATCATGCTCATGTAAACATCACTTTCCACTATCGGCGCTTAGCGCAACACGAAGTTTACACTTCGCGGACGTGGAGGATGTGCAGAGACTCACCGGGCACGCCCATGATCCGCTGCACGTTGTATTCTTTTCCGTTCGTTGCAGTCAGGTGATCGTTGATCCCCGGGGTCACGCCAGGAAGATCGAGCGCGGCGATCAGAGCTTTGTAGTCCGTCGTCACGATGACTTCGGCATCGACTTCGTTGATGGAGAAGCGCGCCAGAACCATCGGCACGTTCTCGACAACAGTGCCGCCTTCGGTGACGGTGCCCGTCACTGGATCATAAGTCGGGTTGGCGACAACAGTGTAGTCGCAGGCAGGCGCGAGGTCGGGCCCGAGAGTCTGCATTGCAGACTGCACCAAATTTTTGATCAGCGGGCCGAAGGTCACGAGTTAGCTCCGCACGATGCGGGGGAAGCGAGGCGTGCCTCCGCTGACGTAGCCGAGCCCGGCGAGGATGTAGCCGATCTCGTTGGGCAGGAACTGCGTCTTGTAATACTCGTCGAATTCGAGACGCACGACATCGACTTGCAGAACCTTGATGCCTTCGCGGCCAGTGTCAGCCGAGCGGTCGCCAGCCATGAGATAGCGAGCGAGTTCGCACACCGCGTCCTTCAGTTGCTTGGGGATCACGTCGTCGGCAATGAGGTTGCCGTCGCGGTCGAAGACGCCGACGCGGGGCCAGCGCAGCGAGGACTCGGGGTCGGTTTTCGAACCCTTCCAGTCCACACGGTTGTCGAGTTCGCGGGTCGCCCAGATCAGAAGGTTTTCCTTCTGCTCAGTCGAGAGCGCCACCCAAGCCGCAGAGACGTGGATGTTGGCCGCCAGATAGGTCGTGGCGTCGGCCACGGACACATAGGAATTGGCGTTGGGGACGACGGAGCCGTCCTCGACAATGATAGCCATTTCACGCCCCAGGGGAAAAAGGAAGCCCAGACCACTCCGGGCAGCAGTCTTCACCTATGGCATGGTATGGTTAATTTGTCAAGATTAGGCCCGGCTGAAAGCCCGCACCCAGCCAGCGGCGATCCGGCTGCGGACCACGTCTTCGGGTCCGAATTCGACGATTTCGGCGTCGAGGTCAAAGTCCTCGATCATGTCGAGGACGGCCTCAAGCCCGGAGTTCGGGATGTCCACTTGATCAACGTCGCCACAGACGATGACCTGGGAGCCCTCGCCGACGCGGGTGAGGAACATCCGCAAGTCTTGGAGGTCGCAGTTCTGGGCCTCGTCGAGGATGATAACGGCGTCGGGGATGCTGCGGCCACGCATGTGTTCGAAGGCCAGGAATTCCAGGCGGCCATCGTTCTTGAATTTCTCGATGGTGCCGTTGCTGACTTCGGCGGCGAAGGCGTCGAGCACGGGGATCAGCCAGGGCTTCAGCTTCTGTTCGATCCCGCCGGGCAGGAAGCCTTGCTTGTGCTTCTCCTTGGCCGCCGTAGGGCGGCAGACGACGATCTTCTCACACTGGTTGGCCGCGAGTTTCGCCATCGCATGACGGCCCGCGAGATAGGTCTTGCCGGTGCCAGCGCCGCCGACGAGAAACACTTGATCGCTTTCCGCAAGCGCTGCGATTGCGCGACCTTGATTCGGTGTCTTGGGTTTCAACGGAGTGCTGCGCTTCGCATTCTCAGTTAGCCTCCGCTCTGCACGCCGTGCGGCGCGACGTGCTGATTTGGACATTGGCGGAGCGCCGCCTTCAAAGACATCGGACATAAGAAGCTCCGATATAAAAACGGCGGCAGACTCTTGGTCCGCCGCCTCTGGGATGTCTGTCGGGTGAAGATCACACATTAGCCGAGCGGCAGGTGTTGGACGATTTGCATAACCGCCCAAATGAGTCCCGCGATTGGCGTGAGTGCAGAAAAGAATGCGACGACGATCATTGGACCGCTCCAAGCCGACTTGCGCGCGAGTTCCGCGTCCTGCAATTTACGCACGTCTTCTTCGACTTTGTCAAGCCGTTCTTCGACTTCGTCGTGTTTCGAGGCAACGCCTTTGAGTTGCGTAGCGACTTCGGCCAACTGAATAGCCGTAGCGTTCCAAGCTTCACGGATACCCTGAAGCTCAACGCGCACCCAATCAGGGAGCGAGAAGTTTTGATCCGGCATTCCCATCCCCTTAGTTAGTCTTTTTGTTTTTGGGACTGTCGTTCGCGAAATGCCGTGACGTAAGGAACGCCTAGCACAGTTTCTGGAGTCTTCTCCGGCGGCGTGTAAGTCCAGCCGAGCGCGACGACGAGATGGGCAACGCGGTCTTGCGTAACCTCCCACATCTTCCCGTCACCATCCCACAGCTTCGTATACATCCCGGCCTCCGAAAGAGGGTGAGACGAATGTGGTGGTCGATCCCGGGCTTACAGATTTTGCCAGAATTGTGGATCGCGAACCAATGTGGTCTCACGCTTCCGGGTATGGCATGGAATAGTTAACGTGTCAAGATATAGACCGGAAGGGTCTACACCAGCCGGTTGGCGCGGGCCAGGGCGTTGGGAACGGTTTCGCCGTAGAAAACAAGGGCCTCGGCGGCGCGGCGGCGGGCCAAGCCACGGGTCCACTTTTTCCGCACCTTGTTCCAGGCGAGGAACCCGGCGGCGAGTGTGGCAATGGGCTGCCCGCCAACTTTGGATGCCTGAAATTCTTTCTCGATGTCGAGCCCGGCCAGGGGGCCCGGCATCGCGCCGTTGCCAATCATGCGCTTCAGCGTAGAGCCCGCAAACCCACCGACCCCGATGTTGTAGACCATGCTGATGATCGCGGCCTTCTGGTTGTCGCTAAGCGTGCGCCAGCGCGCAAGGAAAGGCCCGCCGTCCCGGAGCAGGGCGGCGGTCATGGCTTCGATGTCGTTGGCGAGGAAGGTCTCGGCTTCGCCCCGGCTGATGCCATCAGGGAAGCGGCGCTTGGCCTGTGCGAGATTGGTGATCGGCGTTCCGTCTTTGGTCTTCACCAAAGTGCCCCAGCCGATAGTGGCGTAGCCTGCCGGGCAGATGTAGGGATCGAGGTTGACTGTCGTCGGGTCCCCGTCCTCCAAGCCCTCCCAGGCTTTGATCAGGTCGCGGACTACAGACATCGGATTAGTCCACGCTGACGGACAGGTCACCGATGTTGAACCGCACCGCGTTGCCGATGACGACGGCTTCGGAGCCGCCTGCTAGCGCGGCCCACGCGATCAGGTTGCCGGAGGTCGAGGCATCGTAGATCGCGACGTAGGAGACCGTTGCGTTGCCTTCGGCGATACCGAAGTCCACGGCCACGTCGTTCGCCATGTCGCCGCCGGAAGGCGCGGCGAAGGAGATCAGTTGGCGGCCAGCGCTGTCGATGGTGCTCGTGACTTCAGAGCCGCCCGAAGACGGGTTGCCGTTGAAGAGCGCGCAATACGGCGTGATCAGGTTGAGGTTGGCATTGCCTGCGATAACGTCGCAGATGCCATCGCGAAAGTCAGCGTGGAAGGGCATTAAGGTTAACTCCGAGGGGCAGGCATATCACGGTCCCCGGGCCGTGTCAAGGGTTAGAGTTCGGTTGGGCTGGCGACCATCATCGCGGCGGCGGCGAGCCCCGAGAAGTCCACGGGGAAGTCGCCTTCGCTGAAGATGCGGAGCGGCGGCCACGGGCCTTCCGATTGATCGGGGTCGGCCAAGATCGCGCTGTTGAGGGCGCTGTAGGAGTCGATGTCAACATCGACACTCGTCGGGGCCGTCGAGCCGTCAGAGACAACGCCCGCCGAAGCGCCAGTCGCGGGATCGAAGATCACATAGACGATGGCGTTGAGGACGTTGTAGAGATAGTTCTGGTTCCCCGGGTTCTCGGTCTCGATATGAGTCGCGAGATAGTTCACGTCGGGGTAGGTGTAGGTCACAGGGTCCTCGGTGATTTCCGGGGTCCCGAAGGTGTAGGTCTGATCGTTGATGACGATGGTGTCGCCAACGTCAGGCTGATCGGCGGCGTCCGTGGCGTCGCCTTGGAAGTAGATGAACCACTCGCTGGAGACCGCGCCTTCTCCGCCGCCCTCGCCAGCCGCACCTTCTGCGGAGATTGGGAGCGTAAAGTCCGCACGGGCGGCGACCCATTCTTTGGTCCGCGCCGGGACGTAGCGATAGTCGCCGATGAAGAAAGCCGCTGACGTGTGAAACACAGAGATCAGG